GCTGCAAAGTACGGGTCCGCAAAAGCGAAGTTAGATGCCGCACTCGAAGACAACGATGTTGATGCGGTCGTGCGACGTGCGGCTGTGATGATCAGGGGCTGGCAGGCGATGGATGCCGAGGCTGCGGCGTCAGGGGCGCGACCGTGTGAAGCTGATGCCTGGGTATGGCGGGATGATAACGATGTGCCTCATGCGTTTGTCCGGGATGTTGCAGAGGCTACCGCGTATCAGCGGGCCAACCCTGGCGTGAATTGCTGGAGCATGGGTGAAGTTGTGCGGGTCGCGGCATCGTTTAGCGAGCGGCAAGCGGATTTGATTACCAGCGTCAAAGCAAAGTTTCCCGGTGCGCAGGTGTCGCGGGTCGGAAAAAAGTTAAAATTTCCAAATGATGAGATACCGTTTTGAGTAAAGCATGGACGCATCCAAGTCTGCTGCGGCTGTACCAGGCGTGGATCGATGGTGAGGAGATCGAAGATATCAGCGAACGGTTTGGGCGGTCACCAAATGCCATACGAGGACAATTGCATCAGGGCGGCGTAAAACGCAGCAGTGAAAAAATTAGCGAGGTGCGACGACTTGCTGGACGAAAAAAAGGCGATAGCTATTCTGGCGCTTGAGCGATGCCCCGATGTTTTGGCGTTGGCTGAGTTGTTCTTCGAGGCTGCGGGAACGGAGCGGCGCTTGCCGGGTGGGATCAGGGATAGCGTCAAGGCGTGCTGGCCTGATGCACCAGATGACTGGCAGGCGTTTGGCTGGCGTGATGTGCCGTTCGTGCCGCGACCAGCTAACCGACATGAGGTGGATCGATATGACCTGGCGTTAAAGGTGACGGCGTTCATGCCTGTTGCCGACCGCCGCGTCGTGTGGGCTGCGTCGCATTCCGCTGTTCGACGTGATCGTGGGCCAGCATGGTCAAAGATTGCCCGCGCGATGGGACTGCACCGGGATACCGTGAAGCGCAAATTTGAACACGCCATTTTATCGTTGTTCTTTGATCTGCATGACCGCGCTTGAAATTAACCGCATAAATATTGCTGGCGTTTGATGCTTGCGAGCCAGCCGAAAAAGACCTAGAAATAAGTACGCTGCGGAGAGCAGTGTTCAACAACATCATTATCACGAAAGGTTGACTGGCTGACGCCGGTCTAAAAAGCATTTGGCACTAGCGAAGCGCAAAAAACCTCGTGTGCAGTCGACGGCATTCCAGGAGATTTGCGAGAGGATATCGAAGGGCGAAGCGCTGCGTCCGATGTGTGAGAAATCAAAGAACCTGCCTAGCTGGGCAACTGTTCTGCGCTTTGTTCGAGAGGACGATGAGGCTTATAAGCGTTACCGTGAGGCACGACAACTACAGGCCGAAACGATGCGTGACCAGATACTCACGCTGATTGAAGCACCGCTTCCGACTGATCCCAAGCTGGCAATGGCAGAGGTGCAACGGCGTCGTCTTGAGTGCGATTACAAGGACAAGCACATCCGACAGATGCAGCCGTCTGGTGTGCGTGATCGTGTCGAGGATAATGGCAACCAGGTCGGTGGCGAGATCACGATCCGCTGGGGTGGTGGTGCAGACGCTGCGATGCCTGTCGTTTCACCGCCTCGCCAACCCGTAAAAGAGGGGCCGATCCTGACCGCAATCGCGCACGAGGTCTGACCTGTACGCGTACCCCCAAAGTTTTATTTTTCAGGTTCAGAACCTGACGGTCACGTCAATGTTATCAATAGGTTATGGGTGATCCCCCGCAGAACCCCCGCAAAATGGTACAGAAATTAGGGGGCCGATTGCGCGCAGCGACCCCCCCCCCCCCAAGAGATTGGGGCGCACGCCACTATCCCTAATAGGGGTGCGGTAATGTGGCTCTGTCGCTCTGCCCTCGATCAACTTACGCATAGGAAAACATGAAAACCTACAAAAAAAAGCCAGCCAAAAGAAAACCTAGCCTTTTGGGCCGCTATAAAAAATGAACTATCACGCGTACTGTTTCCGCGACCCTGACGGCGGCGTCCTGCTGACAGTATTTTTTAGCGGCTTCAGCACCCAAGATGATGCGGAGATGTTCTTACACAGCCTTATGGCCCCTCTCCAGCCAGTTCACTATCACGACGACAGCGAGACAATACATTGAGCAAGCAAGCGGTCGTGCAGATCGATTACACGCCGCGTCCTTTACAACTTGAACTACACCAGATGCTTGACCAAAACCGCTTCAACGTCCTCGTCATGCACCGCCGCTTCGGCAAGACAGTCTGCGCCATCAACCATCTGATCAAGCGCGCCATCGAGGAACCTAAGCCGAGCCCACGGCTGCATTACATCAGCCCCACCTACAGACAAAGTAAGGCCGTCGCCTGGGACTATTTAAAACAATTTACGGGGTCGATCCCCGGCACCAAGTACCATGAAACTGAGCTTCGTTGCGACCTGCCCAACGGTGCCCGCATAACGCTGCTGGGTGCTGAGAACCCGGCAAGTCTGCGCGGCATCTACAGCGATTTTGTAATCATGGACGAGGTCGCCAACATGCCAGAGAACATCTTTCCTGAGATAATCCGTGCTGCACTTTCGGATAGAAAAGGCGGCTGCGCGTTTATAGGCACACCACAGGGGCACAACTATTTCCATGATTTATGGGAAGTTGGTGCCAGCGCCAAGGGGTGGGCACGCCGGATGTACAAGGCCAGCGAGACCGGCATCGTAGATGATGACGAGCTTGAAGCGGCGCGGGCCACGATGACCGAGGACCAGTACAATCAGGAATTTGAGTGTAGCTGGGTTGCGAACGTACCTGGTTCCATATACGGCAAGGAGCTTCAGGCCGCTGACGACAAGGAGCGGATCACCAGCGTGCCGCACCAGCCGCAGCACCGGGTCGATACCCATTGGGATATCGGGATGCATGATTATACGGCGATCTGGTTTACGCAGGTTTTACCCGGCGGTCAGGTCAATGTGATTGATTTTTATCAGAACCAAGGTGAGGGGTTGCCGCATTACGCGGGTGTGCTTCAGGAAAAGAATTATTTGTACGGCACGCATTACGGCCCCCACGATCTTGAGGTCAGAGAAATGGGCACGGGCAAGAGCCGCCGCGAGGCTGCATACGATTTAGGTTTGACGTTCAGGGTTGTGCCCCGGCTACCGCTTGAAGACGGCATCCATGCCGCGCGCATGTTAATTCCGCGTTGCTATTTTGACCGCGACAATTGCCGTGAGGGGTTGGAAGCGCTGCGGCATTATCACCGCAAGTACAACGAGCGGACACGGGCTTTCCGCGATCAGCCTGTCCACGATTGGTCGAGCCATGCAGCCGATGCCTTCCGCACCGCAGCGGTTGGACTTGAGACAGAAAAGGCCTGGAACGGCGCACCGCCGCAACGGGACGCAATGATGGATTATAGTGTATTTTCAGGAGCCGCCTAATGAGCCTTTTTAGCGCGCCAAAGGCACCGCCACCGCCACCAATACCGCCAGTGCCGCCTGTTGCGCCCATCGAGGCGGTGGACACCAAGGCCGGTGACCGCGAGATCAAACGGGTAAAGAAGAAGCGTGGCACGGCTGCGGCCAACGTCACGGGCGGTTTGACGACCGCAGCGCCAACGACCAAGAAAACATTGTTGGGTCAGTAGACAATGGCAGATGATCCACGTGCCGCAGCGCTTTTGAAGCGCTATTCGACGTTGCAGCAGCAGCGTTCGAACTGGGAGCATCACTGGCAGGAAGTTGCGGATTATATCTGTCCACGCAAGGCCGATATTACGAAGAAGCGAAGTGGCGGCGACAAGCGCAGTGAACTGATATTCGACGGCACCGCAATCCATGCGGCTGAACTGATGGCGGCATCACTTCACGGTATGCTGACCAACCCCAGCACCCCATGGTTTGATCTACGTTACCAGAACGATGATTTGAATAGCGACGACGAGGCCAAGGAGTGGTTGGAGTCGGCGGTTGATGTCATGTATCAGCACATGGCGCGCAGCAACTTTGCGGAACAAATCCATGAGCTTTACAGCGACCTGGTTGTCTTTGGCACCGGGGTAATCTTTACGGAAAGCGATGGCGATGACGGCTTTCGGTTTTCCACCCGGCACATAGCGGAGTGCTATGTTTCGGAAAACGAAAGTGGCCGCGTTGATACAGTCTATCGACGGTACAAGACGACGGCACGCGCAGCGGTGCGGCAGTTCGGAGAGCAAAACGTCACACAGCGAATAGCAAAATTGAACACTGATGACATGTATGCCGAGATCGAACTGCTGCATATTGTTACGCCGCGCGAAGACCGCGATCCGCGTAAGAAAAATACGAAGAACATGCCGTTTGCGTCGGTCTACATCGACCCTGATGAAAAGATGATCATTGGCGAAAGCGGTTACGACGAGCTTCCCTATTGCATCCCCAGGTTTTTAAAGGCGTCGTTTGAAATGGGTTATGGCCGCTCGCCATCTATGACCGCGCTGCCTGATACCAAGATGATTAATAAAATGTCCGAGGTCGTGATACGGGCAAGCCAGCTTCAAATACATCCACCTTTAATGGTGCCGGATGATGGGTTCATGCTGCCGGTGCGAACGACGCCGGGCGGTTTGAACTTTTACCGCAGCGGCACCCGCGACCGGATTGAACCGCTCAATATCGGTGCCAATAATCCGCTGGGCGAGCATATGCTCGAACAGCGCCGCCAGGCGATCCGCTCCGCGTTTTATGTAGATCAACTCACCCTGGGCACCGGTCCTCAAATGACGGCGACAGAGGTCATCCAAAGGACTGAAGAAAAGATGCGCCTGCTTGGCCCCGTTCTAGGCCGCTTGCAGGCAGAGCTACTTCAACCGTTGATCAATCGCTGCTTTGCCATCCTATCGCGACAAAAGGCCTTTGAACCTGCCCCTGCGTCCTTGCAGGACGACAGCATCGACATCGAGTACGTCAGTCCGCTCGCCAAGGCGCAGCGCTCTAGCGAGATACAGGGTGTCATGCAGATGACCGAGTTCTTAATGCCGCTTATGCAGGTCGACCAAACCGTCATCGATCACATCGACATGGACGGCCTGGCGAAGCACATCATCAAGGTCACAGGCACACCGGCAACGGTTGTTCGCGGCGAAGGTGAGATTGCTGGGTTGCGAGATCAGCGCGCCCAGCAGCAACAGCAACAGACAGAAATGGCGCAGGCGAGTCAGATGGCCGAGGCCGCTGGCGCTGCGGCACCGGCCCTGCGCGCGGTTGACGAAACGGAACTTGATCTGGAGGCGCTAGTTGGTGCCGCGTGACGCTAAAGATTTAAAGAACGCGTATCGCGGGCTGTTCAACAGCGACGACGGCATCAAGGTGCTTGACGATCTGGAACATCGCTTTGGATTGCATCGTACCAGCTACGTGCCTAACAGCGATGAAACTGTTTTCCGCGAAGGTCAGCGCGATGTTGTGCTGTTTCTTCGATCAACCTTAAAAGAACTAAAAAAGGAGTAGTCATCTATGTCTGAGCAGGTAGCGGATGTTCCAGCACAGGCTGGGGAAGCACCGTCTGATAATTGGCGAGATGCGTTATCACCAGAATTGACGACAGACCCGTCGCTGCAACATATTGGCAGCGTCGAGGCGATGGCAAAGAGTTATATCAACGCGCAGAAAATGGTTGGCGCGGACAAGGTGCCGGTCCCTGGGAACTGGGCGACAGATGAAGATTGGGCGCTGGTCTATAACAAGCTGGGTCGGCCTGAAAAGCCTGATGGCTACGAACTGGAAGAGACCGGCGAGTTTAGCGACTGGTTTCGCGGTGCCGCGCACGGCGCTGGCCTGTCGGATC